TTATAGGGTCTGAAAACACGTAGTTAAGCCTCCTAAAAAGTGTATCGAATTACTTCCCTGCTCCCTCGATGGGGGAATAACGCAGTGTAAGTGATCATGCAACAATTAGGCAGTTCGGGAAATCCCTAATGCGCTCATTATTGCTATTTGTTTGGCAGACAAACTGCCAGACAGGTGAAAACTGAAGGGATTATCTGCGTCAGCTCTCTGCTTGAGATTGATTACTCTTTCCCAAGACATAGTCTTGAGGCCAGACCGCCAATTAACATCGACGGTTAACCTTTTGACTCGAGACTCACGACGCATCACATAGAACTGTTTGGCGGCGACCCCATCCTGCGCTATGGCAGTCATGTTGTCGATCACATCGCCAACATTGGAGAAGTAATCTGCCAACCAGGACCAAGGAGTTAGTTCCCAGACTAAAGACGGACTCACTCGAAGCCCGTAGATCGTCATCAGACGTCTTATAGCCATGGTATTACTGTCATGGCCTTCGAGCGTTGAATCGAACTCTGGGCGATAATACTTGAACCACCCAACCCCCCAAGATTCAGTCTTAGTGACTGTTTCTTGACGGGCATAAGCGGTGCAAGTACTGCCGTTCCGAACCATCGTATTGCAACAACCGGCGATTTGAAAACCCCCAAGGGATGGTGTAACACCACCATTGAAGATTTGCCGGTCGAATACAACCGTTTCAGTCGATTCTAGGCGCCTTTCCTTCCGCATCCATCGATCATTGCCTGCCTTTAAATCGTGCAGGTACTGGTCCATAAAAATGGTAGTGTCAAGGATCTGGTTAATACCGGATACAAAAGGGATCCAACCAAAAGACTGGTTTAGGAATTCGTCCGCAGCCTTTTTAGGCATACGTTCGATCCTGCTCCTGGATGCAGAGCCAACGATATTGCGGTATATTTCAGCCGCATTTTTCGCCGTGCTCTTCATCATCGGGATAATATCCCGGCCTTCGCCGATCATTTCCGCGAACGGAGCTTTTGGAAGATCAGGTCGCATACGTTTATACGCCTGCGCGCCTAGAGATGTCAGGTCAGGAACTAGGGATCCACCGGGACTCCAAAGAGAGTTGTTAAAATAACTTCCCTCTGAGATAGTATCGGTGAAAGAAGGCTCAGAAAAAGATCCTTCATATACCCATTTATCAACGCCGGGATTTGGATCCGGCCATGAGTATATTCCCGAACCCTGAACCGTTGATTGCGGCCAGGATAGGTCAACGATCGTCATCGGACCTCCATCGTCATAGGGAGGAGAACCGTGGGTTTGATCCCACATCCTCTCCCAACGAGAAGGACGATTCGAACCGTTGGACGCAAATTGAGGTATTACCTCAACTGGCGAGGTGTTGTATTTACCAGTGGAATTATTCCACGTGTAACGACGCAACTCACCAATCTTATAAGAAATCGGACGGGCCGGAGGCTGTTTACGCTCCCGGTACCGGGATTTCGAATTACCTGACAT